TTCGCTTCCAAGACTGCTATCTTGGTCTCCATGCTTTGCTCCGTCATTTGGATACCATGTATCATACATGAATATGTAGTAGATTGCAACTCCTACACCAACAAGAAGAATCCCAAGCATTATATTAATTGACCAAACTACTTCACTCAACGTGAATAACTCCTTTCATACCAGCACCCTCATGAGGAGCACACTTAAAACTATAATCTCCTGCAGTAGCAAACTTAATATCTTGTGTCTCACCAGGAGTAAACATCAATGACTCTCTAGATAAACTTGCAAATTTATCAAAGATAATATTGTGAGGTGGTAATGCGTTATTAACAAAGGTAACTGTCTCACCAGCATTAATGGTAACTTCACTTGGTTCAAAGACTAAATTGCCTCCAGAACCCATTTGTATCTCAGCAGCATATGCTTGTGCTGCCAATGTCATTGATAGGAAAAGTGAAGTAAGCATGATAGTTAATCTGCTCATCCACCACATGATTTCGTCTCTCATAATTAGTGTCCCATTGGAATGCCTGATGCCATAAGATTAGAAATCTTATTCACCTCTTCAGTTATACAGTAATCAATAGAATGAGGATGCTCCTTTAGTGCAGGAACATCCTCTTTGGATTTCTGTATTGCTTCATATGCATCTACGGCATACTCACATATCTCATGATGTTTATTTTGTAAGTCGTGATAACCTACTGTGTAATTCTTTTGTTGCGTTAGGGGCATGATTCTTTCAATCCCATACTATAATATATTTATAGCATGGATTGAGTAATTTTGCCTATTTTGGTGTGGAGTCCAACACTCTGTTAGAGTATCAACGCACCAATAACAAATCCTTTTGCAAATGCTATACAAGTTACTTGATAGTCAGTCCATCCAAACTTATCTTGGCACTTTTTAATAAATGCCTTATCCCATTCAACTACTTTGTCAAATGCTCCTTTAATGTTTAAGTTCCACATATTATAATTTGTAAGAATCTTTATTATCAGTATCTGAAACACCAATTATCTTAAGAGGTGCTTGCTCAATACGAATAGTTTGAGTAGGACCAGATTTTGCTATAATCGCCTCAATATCTTTTGCAGTAACAGGAGGTGCTCCACCATTACCATTACCGTTTCCATTCATCTTCATAGTACCGTCTCCTTTCTTAGAAGCGGTCTGAATTCCGAAGCTAGCTAAAACTCCTGTAAACACAGATGCTATGAAAGTTGGATCTATTTTTTGTTGTGGTACACCTGGAATCGCCACATAATTAAGAGTCAATATTCCACCCGACCAGGCAAGAACAGTAATGCGTACAGCTGTACTAATGATTGCTGCTTGTTCTTCTGCATCTGGTAGTAGTGCTGCCTTTGCTTTAGCAAAAAGTCCTTTCTTTTTTTCTTCCTTAACTTCTTCCTGAAGTTCTTCCTTTACTTCTTCTGGCATTTAATTAAGAGTTGCTACTCTTATATAGACACGATATCTCCTATAACCCAAGATTTTAAACCATGTCCCTCTATTCTTAACTGAACATCAGTTGCTACATTCTCAGGAACTACTACACAATATCCAATACCAAGATTAAATACATTCTTCATTTCTTCTGGTGGAATCTCACCTGCCAACATAATTTTACTAAACAATTTTGGCATTGGCCAAGAATCATAATCAACTCTTGCTTCCAATCCATCAGGAATACATCTAGGAAGATTCTCTGGAATACCACCACCAGTGATATGTGCCATACCCATGATAGGAAAATCTTTTATTAGACTTGCAACCACAGGAGCATAGATGATTGTAGGATTAAGAAGTTCTGGAGTAGCACTTGAATATTTAATTTTACCACCACCCCATGCTTCTTCATACCCTTGACCGAGAAAAATCTTATGTCTCCATAACATATCCCTAATCAAACTAAATCCATTACTATGGACTCCACTACTTTCTATACCAATAACAACATCACTCTCACGTATTGTACTACCATCAATAATTTCTCCTTGCTCAACTATACCAGTACAAAATCCTGATACATCCCTAATAGGATCTACCATTGATGAACGTCTTGGATGCTCTGCTGTCTCTCCACCCAATAGACTGCAACCAGATTGTTTGCATCCTTCTGCTATACCATCAACTAAATGTTTTACTAAATCCCCATGCAATTTTATATCTGAAGTACAAATATAATCTAAGAAATATAATGGTTTTGCACCACAGGTAATTACATCATTGACACACATGGCAACAAGATCAATACCTATACCATACATTACAGATGGATTACTAGTTGCCTCTAACTCAGCAACATGAATTTTAGTTCCTACACCATCAGTACCAGAAACTAATACAGGTTTCTCATATCCTTCAGGTATTCTCATCATCCCATTGAAACCACCAAATCCACCCAAGACCTCTGGTCTATGAGTGGATTTAACGGTATCCTTTATCTCATCAACAAAGGATCTTCCTGCTTCAATATCTACACCAGCAGTTTTATAATCCATTAGAATTGAATTGGAGCAATAGGTGCAATAGGAGCAGAAGCTTGTGGTGTACCAGATGGAGTAGCAAGATCATTAGTTCCTAAAGGAAGTGCTCCTCCAGCACCAGCAGCAGCACCAAATCCTCCAAGGGATCCAAGTGCCTTCTCTGTAACACTTTCTATTATTGCGTCTTTATTAATGTAAACGTAAGCACCAGTGCCAACAACGGCAGCAGATACAGCGACAGACGCAAGAGCAAGTACATTTATGATTTTTTGCATTGTTCTATTATAAGTAATTTATTTATTATTATAGTACGCTTCATAATATTTGACAAGCCCTGCTGTAGTATATTGTTTGTTACACCATTCTTCTATACACTTTTCAACTGAAGAACCTGTGTAACCATAACTGGAAAGTATCTTACGACAATTTTCTTTTTTGGGTCTATCTTTTCCAGTTCTACTGATACTCACTACCTTCTCCAAAATACTCTAATGAAAAAACTTCTTGATATTCCTCATCTAACCACTCCTCAAATTCTTGACAAATAGAATGAGCATCCTGAATAGTATCAATATCATCTGCCATCGAATTAATTCTATCAATTGCCCATGCATGATTATGTTCAAGAGTTTTTCTCAAAGTTTCCATAATTTTTTTTCATGTACCTACCAAGAATGTTACTATTATAGTATGCAGGAGTCCCATCGTCAAGTGCTTCCATTAACACATTGTTAAGGAACAATTGTTTGGTCTCTTCGTAATTAACTTTACCAAGAGTCTCATGAAGACTTATTATCTCTCGTTTGAAGTTGGACTTTCCAAGAGCTTTAACATCGGCTTTAAGTTCGTCAGAACTTCCGTAGTACTTTTTCCAGTCACTCTCAGTCGTAACCCTCCGTTTCCCTTTGCCACTTCTAGGCTTTCTACGCTGTGTAAAATACTTTCTTCCGATGTATTGCCTACCCGTTGTGAGATTTGTAATCCTGTAGATATAACCGAAGAAGTCGCCAATATCATCAGAAGTGAAAGTTGTACCTTGGTAGTACCAGGGATTTTCATAATCTCCCTCACTATTCGAGTCCATTTCATAATTTTTATATCATTCTCCGTTATTTATCCACCAGCATAATCATCCCAATTTTCACATGGAGATTCAGTATATGCTTTCATACAGTCCTCAAGACTATAATTTAAATCCTGAGAAGGAGTCTTTGGTAACGTCTTGTTTGATTCCTCCGACAATATAGGATTCGACTTCTGTTTCTTGAGGTGCAACTTGGAGTCCTTTTGAGGAAATCCAATGCTCTGTCCAAGGTAGTGGATTATTTTTCGCAGGTATGTCATAGATTGGTTTAAGTCCTAATGCTTTTATTCTACGATTGGCAACCCATTCAACGTACTGATGAAGGAGTTTATCATTCAATCCAATCATACTTCCATCCTTAAACAAATATTCTGCCCATCTCTTTTCTTCATCTACAGTATCCTTAAATGCTTGAATTAACCAAGGTTCTTGCTCTTTGACTATATCAACCATTTCAGGATCATCACCTTTCTTCCAATAGTTTAATATGTTTTGGGTGATGGCGAGGTGTTGATTCTCATCTCTGGCAATGAGCGATATAATCTTAGCTGACCCTTCCATAAGTTTAAGTTCACCAAATGCAAAACTGCAAGC